AGTTGAGACGGGGCAATTATGGCGATTGCCTTCACGGACAGATGGGAATGAACATCGGTTGATTTGTGGTGATTGCACAGATGCGGCGGTAGTGGAGCGGGTGATGGGGGGAGAGATGGCTGGGGCTGTCATAACCGACGCTCCGTATGGTCAGAATCAAAGTGGTGTGACAAACGATGAGCCGCAAAAGCATAAAGAATTGATAGATGGATGCTTTGTTGCAATGCCTTGCGATGTAGATTGTATTATTGTGGGCTTTCAATCCCCAAGGACATTTCCCGTATGGTTGGATGCGTTAAGGGCAAATGGACAAAAGTTTGAGCGAATGCTTTGGATGTACAAAGCTGCTCAAATGACATTCCCCTGGCGTGGATGGATTCTGAAGTCAGAATCCATCCTAGTTAGTTCTATCGGAACGCCTTATTGGAACGAGGTAAATCCTTATTCTCATGATTGCTATTACTTATCGGAGGTAAGTAATGAATTGGGCGAAAACAGCGGATGGCACGGGGCGGTCAAGCCCCTTTCTGTTGTGTCAGATTTGATGTCGCGGGTAATTATTGAGGGTGGTATTATTTATGATCCTTTTGGCGGCTCCGGCACAACGATGATAGCAAGCGAAAATTTAGGGCGACAGTGTAGGATGATTGAGATAGAGCCGTCTTATTGTGCTGTCATTCTTCAAAGGTACTTTGATAGCTTTTCTATAAGACCGGGGATTTGCCAATGAATAGACCCTGTAATCTAGCAAATATCCCAAGCGAGATGTACAAAGCAGGCCAGTTTCGCCTCAAAAAGTACGGAGTTAATCATGAGCTATAAATGGCANANNCANAAAATATNAGCNGACCAAAAAACGACGCAAATAATGAGGNGNGCAGAGGAAACGGGGAATTGCGTTATTTGCGGCAAGCCTCAGAGGGAGTACCCGGATGGGCACAAAAGCCTGACATGCCTCACGAATCTTTGTTATTACAAATGGTTGCCTGGCGGCCGTGATAAAGTCAAGCAAATAGAATCCGGGCTTGTGCCGATTGGCGATATTTACGGGAGGAGCTAGCAAATGGGACGGCCGACAAGCAGCATCTCTCCCAAAAAATACAAACGCAAGTAGAATTTACACGTTTTACGTTGGTGAAATATGACAAAGGTGAGCAGGGAGCAGGTAATAAAAGCCATTAAGGGAAGCGCAGGCGTAAAAAAAACGATAGCACTTCGATTAAGCGTTTCCCGTCCGTCAGTGGATGCTTATCTAAGGCGATGGAAATCAGCCAGCGATGCTTATATGGAGGAAAAATCTGGCGTGGATGATATAGCTTTATCGGTGGTAATAAACGACATCGTGAACAATAAAGATGTGGGTACAGCTAAATGGTGGTTAACAAAAAAGCTGCCGGAATTTAGCGACAAGATAACTGTGAATTGGCGTAAAAAAGTAGACCCCGGTAATGCTAGTACGGCAGATGACTTTTTCCGGCAAACGGCAGAGGCTCTCGCGGCCCAAATGAAAGATGAACCAACAGCAAAAGGCTGAGCTGCTCAAAGACCCGACATTCCAGGCAGATGTCTATGCTGAAGCAATCCGCATTATAAAGGGCGGCGGATTGGCTTCTGTATCCGGGCGCGACTGGACGCGGCATCCTCCACTCGATGATGACGAGCTAAAACAGGCCATCCACGACCTGGTGGGTATTACTATCCCCGATATGCAAATATGCGAGGATCACAGTACTCCCTTTCAAGCTCTGGCAGATGCTTATTTTGCACGCCACGACACGGCCGTATGGCTGGCATCTCGTGGCTTTGGCGGCAAATCGTTACTGTTGGCCGTGTTGTCGTTTATGGAGGCGGCAACCCTGGGTGCTTCGGTAAACCTGCTGGGTGGCTCTGCCAAGCAATCGAAAAATGTACACGAGTACATGACGGGAGAGCATGAGAACGTGCCCGGCACATTTTGGCAAGCTCCAGGCGCGCCAAGGCGACTCCTGATGACAGACCCGACTGTGTATAAGACCGCGCTGTCGAATCATGGGCGTGTTGATGTTAGCACTGCGTCAAGCAAAGCCGTTCGCGGCGTGCATGTTCCCCGGCTTAGATGCGACGAAGTGGATGAGATTCCGCTGCCTCTGCTTGATGCAGCATTGGGACAGCCAATGGAGATACGCGGCATACGGGAGCAAACCGTTCTGTCATCAACGTGGCAATACCCCGATGGAACTATGACCGAGGTGCTTAACCGTGCCGCTGATAGGGATTGGCCCGTCTATCGCTGGTGCTATTTGGAGAGTATCGCCGATGGCGAAGGCTGGCTTACGACGGCTCAGGTTGAGCGCAAGCGCAGTCAGGTTACGGCCTCGATGTTCGCCAATGAGTACGACCTGGGCGCCCCTGCGCCCGACTCACGAGCAATCAGCGAATCATCAGTGTCGGCTATGTTTGATAAATCTCTTGGCGAATGGCGCGGCGCATCAGGCGAGTACCTGGAATTTGAGGTGCCCGACCCCAAAGGGATTTACGCGACCGGCGCGGACTGGGCCAAAAAAAACGATTGGACAATTATTGTCACCGTCCGCATTGATGTAAGTCCTATGCGCGTTGTGGCGTTTGAGAGAATCGGGCGGCTGAAGTGGCCGGCGATGATCGCCCGCTACAACGCCAGAATCAAACGATACAACCATCCCCTCGTTACAATTCCAGGGGTAAATCGGAAGCGAATAAACGGCCGTATGGTAGAGCAGCCTATTTCACTGGCAGCGCATGACGAAACGGGCATCGGTGAAGTAGTGGGCGATCACCTTGACTATGAGGTCATGGGCATAATGATGGCTGGTCGGCGACGATATGACATGCTCAATGAATACGTAGGAGCCGTTGAGCGCGACGAGTACAAATGCCCGTTCATTTCATTTATGGAGCGCGAACATCGGCTTGCTTCTCACGAGCAGCTGTTTGGGAGCGGGCATTTACCTGATACAATTTCAGCCATGTCATGCGTTAATTATTTGCTGACACGGCCGATTACGATGAGCAGGCTGGTCTACGACCCGGTGAGGGTTGGAAGGTTTGCGTGACTATATGGTGATTTATGGGCATTAAACAACGAGCAGGAGACTGGCTTCACGGCCGTCTATTCCCCCGGCGAATTCAAGAAATGGAACGGGCTATGAATGTGCTTGTGGACGCATATCAGCGGGGGAAAATGCTGGCTACTCCCCAGGCCATTTTAAGGGAATTGGAACATCTTCAGGAGACAGACCAGCTTACGGACCTGCTTGTCAGGCTACGCGGCTCTGCATTTGCTCATGGGTTTAGTTTTACCGAGTCTGACCGGATAGCGGCGATTGAATGGGCGACCTTTGCGTATGCCACGAATGTCAATATCGAGCGGGCGGTGCAGATATGGACAGATTTTGGTTTCGGACAAAATATTGACATATCATCACCAGACCCAGCAATAGACGATATTCTTGATGAGTTTTGGAATGCACGGCGCAACCGTCCTGTGCTGGGAACGCGCAACCAACAAGAGGGGTCGGTCAACGCATTGAATACAGGCGAAGTTGCCTTTGCTCTTTGGTTCTCCCCCTTGGATAAAGTGGCGACAATTCGGGAGGTAGCAACTAAGAATCTAAAGGTAGTATGGGAGGACAAGGATACAAAAACAGTCCCCCTGTTTTATGTTGAGCAGACTTCAAGGGGAGAGCGGTGGTTTCCCGACTGGCTGGCAACTCCCGAACAATTAAACGCGGTAAAAATACCGCCAGATGCGATACGTACTGACAATGATTTGACGGGTGGCGGGATTGAAATCAACGGCGAAGAACGGCCGTTGACGCAAGCCATTGCGCTGTGGGCAAATCGGAATCGGATTGATGGNAGGGGGACNCCGCAGTTCAAAAACGCGCTGGAATGGGCGAAACTCTTACAACAGTTTATGGGGGACAGAGCGGCGGTTGCCCGAAAAGCGGCTATGTATACCGATATCGTTACGGTTAAGGGTGGTAGCCGCGTGGTAGACCAGGTGAGGGACGCTTTGCGCTCCGGCCTTTCTGTGCCGGGCAATCTCAGTGACACCAATCCCAAGACAGCCGCAGGTAGCGATTCAATCCAAAATGAAGCATTTACTAGAGAATGGCAAACACGCGATACATCGGCATCCAGCGCACGGCAAGACGGCTCTATGTTTGCGGGGCAAATATCGGTTGGCACATCTGTCCCCAAATACTGGATGGGATGGGAACGCGATCTGAACAGCCGTGCTACCGCAGAAGAATTAAAAATCCCCTTTTACCAGGCTATTAAACGATACAAGGCTTGGTGGACGTCTATTCTTGAGGATATAGGCCGGGCAGTATTAAAAATCAATGGTCGTGACGACTGG